GCCAAGACCTGCCATCATGAGAGCTTCGCCTTTAGCTTCACCTTTGCGCTTCTCAAGCTTACCTTTTCTACCTTCGACATCGGTAATCATCTTGGAGATTAAATTAGGATCAACCCCCTGCGATCTCAGGTAGTCAGCACGCTCTCTTCCGTAATCAGCAAGTTCTTTAGGGGCTTCACCTTCATAAAACTCCCCAGCTATTTTTATCGCGTTGGGGTTAAACGGTTTAAATGTAGGTGCGTCTAACAATATAGATTTACTTTGCGCTGGGGCGGGTGCGGATGGCCCTCTACGTCCAGCAGTCGGAACTGAAGGTGGTGGGGGTTGTTGGTTATCTCCAGCAGGGAGAGCATTGCTCACATTAGTAAATGTAGCTGCGCCACGAGCGCCTTCACTAGGATAGCTTTGAGACAAACGCTCAGTCAAAACTTTACGCCCTTGCTCAAGACGTTGGCGTTCCGCACTTGATATGCTCGGGTCCATTAACCGCTGCTCAATATTTTGCAGCTCCTTATTGCTCCGCATCGCTGGGCTTTCTTGGAACGGTAGCGTATTCCGCTGAAATGCGCCAAGGAAAGAATTTTCTGGGAACATAAACCCACGCTCAAACAACCCCGGTTTATACCTGACAAGGCTTTCATCTTCCCCGGCGTATCCCGGCACATCGCCGCCATCACCAAACGCAACGATGCCACCACCAGCATACTCACCTACGCCACCAGCGGATAAATTAAGTAGCCCACCTTCAGCCGCTTCCATCATTAGTGGAGGAGCCGGAGGAGTGCCGATACCGGGAGAAGAGCGTAACTGTGGGGTTATGTTTTGTGGCCCAACTGCCAGTGTAGGCAGTCCAAGCACGTCTTGCGCGGCAGTAGTTTGCGGGGGTTTTGTATCTTGCTTAGCAATACGGTCACGCATCATGCCCGCCATCATTGCCTTTTGTGGCTCAAGCATGCCCAACTGCACCATGCGCCCAAGCTCTTCTTTGGAGTACTTAATGGCTAAGTCTTTAATTTCTTGCAGTTGTCTTTGCATGATTTACCCCTGCGCCAACTTGTTAGCAGCAATACTTGCGAGACCGCCCGGCACAACACCACCTTTAGCACCAAATAGCCCAGCCTGTTTTGCGCCAAGATATGTAAGCCCCGCCCCTCCTAGCTGCCCAAGCATAGACGGAGGTTGTTGATACATCGTTTGCGAGTACTGAGCCAACGGCAGACCACGTAGCATATCTGACATGAATGCCACTTGCTGGTATGGGTGTTGTCGTTGGTTTTGGAAGTCTTGGTACGCTTGGCTAAGTCTTTGTTGCTCAAGTTCACGTTGCTGCGCACCTGCTGCCATTTGCCCTTGCAGGATATCTTTCTGCTGCCCGAATTCCGCCTGCCCTAATTGACCTAATGCGCCTGCGGCTTGTAGCCCAGCAGCCGTACCACGCAAACCTAAATCAGCGCCGAACTGCTGCGCTTGACGAGCCTGTTCAAACGCGGTCTGCATCCCCCGCCCATAAATGTCTGCTTGTTGTTGCCCAAGATTACGTTGGCGCTCTGCTTCAATTAATGCGGACCTTGAACCACCAAATGCGCCGCGCTGAACCGCTTGGGCTTGATTCATTTGGCCTTCCATAGCTGAACGACGCGCAGCCTCACGCATTTGCGGCTCAAGCGCAAGATTCATATAAGGCGACATATACGCACCCATCGCACCCGGCGACGTAGCTTGCTGTGCATATTGCTGACCTGCACCAAGACCTTGCAGCCCCGCGAGGCCCGCCATCTGCGTACCGGTACCAAGCTGCGACGCAGTTTGCATATTTTGAACACCCTGAAAAGCTTGCTGTTGCATGGGTGTAAAACCAGCAATTCGTTCGCCGCCGTAAGCTTGATAGGGAGTCTCCGTTAACGCCTCGGTTTTACCAAGCATTCTTTCGACATACGGCTTGGCATACTCGGGGATGGTGGTCGTAGTCTGGGTAGTGTTAGTAGGCTGCGAAGGCGGGCCACCACCGTGCAACTTAATCTTGCCACCTTCTTTTTTGAATGCATCAGCAGGCAAGTCAGGTATGCCTAGCAACGCCATCGAACGATCATTGAATCTCATAGTTTTGCTCCTGCAACCCGGTACTTTTCTTTAAGCCCGAACCGCTCCCATAGTCTTGCTGCCGATTCACGAGACGCACCTTCGATGTAAGTTGCGCCAAATGCTTTTAACAAATCAGAAAATTGCGTGTAAGTTTCTTGGCCTGTAATTAACCTGCCACCCATCGTTACAACAAAAGCGACTCTATCGTTCGGACGGTTGTAAAACATTACTGTTGCAGCGCCGTGAACATTACCCACATCATCTAGGGCAACTATCAATGTCCAAGTGCCGTTTGTTACATATACTTTAGCGTGCTCTACGTTGTAGTCGTCTTGATACGCCAAGGCCGCTTCGATGAATTTCTCCACCTGCGGCCATATTTGATTCACATAATTAATGTCTACGTGCTGAATTCTCATGCAGGCAAATGTTTATCCGCTCTAGTATTTGTTGCAACTCGATTCTTACCAACTGTCTTACGCCGCGCTTTCTGCACTCGATCCATCATGGCGTAAAGTTTACGAGCGCCAGCTTCAGTTGACCCATTACCTAGTTCAGACACGATGCGGGCGGGCACTACAAACTCACCATCAGCGAGACGAGCAGGTTGACGGTTGCCAATAACAGCAGGGATAGAATCAGAAACTCCATCACCGGGCCCTTTCAACAAACGACCACCATCGGAATAGCCACCAAGATCAGACAAGCCGCCCATAGCAAACTTCTGTTCCCCAGTGTATGCACCTACTGCTGGGCCTTCACCGGGGGATATAACATTAACCGCCTCTGGACGCTGCACCATTGGGTTGCTATATAGCGCCGTTTGCAGCCCTGCTTGCGGGTACATCATATTGCCACCTACGGAGTTTTGCGCAGACATCGTCTCAACTGGGCCGCCAACTGCTAACCCCATAATCCCGCCTTCGGCTGCTTTTTTGTATTCCGGCCCCGGTGCAGCGTATGGTTTTTGTGCGGTGAATGTATCGTTGAAATAAAGTCGTTCAGCACTCGAACCCGGCGCTGCTGAATAGATGGGTGCACCCATATCAAACACGCCCGGACGGGTTTCTCGAGTAAATGTATATGGGCGAATTAACCCCGGCGACCCTTCTGGTGGTTTCTCTTCGTCAGGTTTTAGCGCGTTGTATGCCATGTACGCCGCCCCTGCTGTTGCCATCGGGTGCTCTTTAGCGTAATCAATTGCCGCATCTACGCTTGGGTCTTTTACTAAATTACCAAGATTTTGCAGGAAGTTCTGCCCTTTTATGATGGGTGATGCTGGGGTGTAGGGCGCTGGACCTGCTGCCAACCCCGGAGAAGCTTTTGCTGCCCCACCAGCTACGTTCTCCGTAATTGCCTCTAGCATCTTGGCTTGGGTGTTTGCAAGGTTTGCATCCGCCGCAGCTTTATTTAGCGCCGTATTTATTGTTTGTGTAGTACCGCCACCTATCACATTAGCCTTCGCTGCTTGCGCTAATGGGGCATTAAACGCGCTAGGGGAAAGAGAACCAAGACCGCCCGCCACATTTTGGTTAATAGCGTTCAACATACTACCCTGCATATTGGCAAGGTTTGTACTAGCGGCGAGTTGGTTTGCTCCAAATAACGGGTTTGCGCCTGCGGCTTGTAGAAGGGGTGTCGAAGCAGCAGGGATTGTTTGCACAGCACCGGCAAGTGACGGGACTGCACCTGTGATGCCTGAACCAAGTCCCGGTATGACTGTGCCAGCAGGAAGTCCGCCCAAAGCAGGTGCAGCGTTAGCAAAAATACTACCTAAACCTGTCGCAGCACTTTTAGCTGCAACGGTGGGGATGACGGTACCTGCTGACAAACCACCCAACGCAGGGGCAGCAGCACTGAAAATACCCGGAGCAGCAGCACCTAACCCAGCTGCCGTTGTAGCCGCAGGAGCTGCCGCCAGCAAACTCGCACTAGCAGGCAACGTAGAAGCCATACCCCCGAGGGCATTTAGACCAAGCCCCCCAAGAACCCCTGAACTCGCTGCGCCTGTTCCCAGAATAGTACCTGCGGATAAACCCGTAGCAAGGGCACCGCCCGTGGCAGCAGCACCGGCAGCAGTGCCGCCAGCAGCAGCAAGAGGGGCTAAAAAGGCCATGATTTCACCTCAATGTCAATTGCAAGAAGTTTAGCACTTCAGCACGCTAATTACCCAACTTTCCAATCGGTTCCGTCAGAATAAACCGGCACTTTTGTGCTGCCCCCTCCAGCCACTGTGGTGCCAAATGTTGATACCGACGAGTCAATAACAAACGCTCTTGCTCCTGCACCAAGCGCAGCCGCTCCGGGTAGTGTTGCTACTGTGAAAACGCCACTCAAACAAAACTGCGCGGCAATATTGTCAACCGTAGCGAAGTACTGGCGCAGAATATTGTTGAGAGTATCGTGGTATGCGCGGTCATACTGAACTGGCGCAAACGGCAACAGCGGTGTGCTGGTAAGTGCTATGGTTTTTAAGCGGGTTGTCATTTATTGTCGTCCGTCTGGTCGAACATCGATACGGGGTACGCCTAGTTGCCACTGTGTGCCAAGCGTATCTGAACTAACCTTAAACGCCATCTGTCGCCCACGAATCCTGCTGTACACAATCTCGGTAAATTCCTGCACGGTGTAGGTTGTCTGACCAGCGTAGCTCTGCGCTGATTTGACTGTTGGCGATGGAGATACACCATACCCTGATCCCGGGTTCTGCCGAGGACGTACCGTAAACTGGACTGCTGGATTTACTGTTGTGGAGCCTGTGGTGTTAGAACCATCAAAGGTAATGTCGGGGATGATCCGCCACACAAACCCATAGTTATGCCCGTCGTTAATATCAAAGTCGGATGACTGCACGTACGCATTGATCGGGCTTGGTGGGTTTGTAGTGCCGTCATCAATCGCCGCCTCGTGGTACACCATCAAGTTCTTACCTGTAGTCGCAACAGGGAACTGCCGCAGCGGGGAGTCAAGCCATGCCGTGCGATCCATTGAGCCGTAATACCAAACACGGTCAAGGTAGTTGAAAATTACATAGCGGTCAATGATGTCTGAATTAGCAGAACAGTAGAACCACCAGACCTCTGAGTACCCCTCGTTGGTGCCCGCCTGAATTTGCGCAAACTGATTGCGGTTAATATCGTTGTAGATATACGTGCGCACCGAGCATGGCAACGTCTCAACCCGACCAGAGTAGATATAAAACTTGTCCACCCCCATCCAGTACACAACGCCAGACGCGGTTGCCATAGCGTTGGGCGAAGCGATTGAAATGTTGTCAGCGAGTAGTGTGATCTGCCAAACCAGCGGCGGGCCAATATACTGCATGGCGTAGATAGCCGCATCTGTCCAGACGTTAATTTCCTGTCGGGTTTGCAATGCCCCAACGATCTGTGAACCATGCGATAGCCGCTGATCACCTGCTTGGTTGGTAGCTTGCGGCTCCCAAACTGTATAGCTTTCTTGCGCAGACCAACGAATCTGCATCGGATCAAGCTCAGTCGTTGCGTACGTACCGCTCGGGTCGTTACAACCAAAACAAATGACGATCCGCGACTGATCCGATACAAGGATTTCATTGATGAGAGACGGCGTATATGTGCCGGATACAACGGTGCCGCGAGTGCCGTAGGCAGGAGTTGAGCCTGAACCCGGTGCCCACTCATATAAAGAGCCGCCACGCGGGTTAAACAGCAGAATTTCACCAAAGTTAGATTGACTCCAAAGCCGCAGCTGTAAGCCAAAACCGGTGGTAAACCCAGAACCCCACGTACCACGCGACCATGATCCTGTACCCCAACCAGTACCTATGGTGTATATGGGGTAGCCTGTATTGATCTGATACGCAGCGTCAGTCGCCGATCCTCCAGTACCCGAATCAGACGCATTGGAAAAAACAGTAAAGTACAGTGCCTGAAGCCCGGTGCCTTCGCTAGTTAACGTAATTGGTGCGCCGCCACTTGTCAGCGACAGTTGGCAAGTATTACCAGCAACATTCACCAAGTAATACGTAACGGCGTAGTTCAATCCACCCGGAGCGCCAGCGCCTCCACCAATTACCAGCGCGACAGTATCGCCGTTAGCCATCACGGTACCGACTGGCAGTGAGATAGTGGACGTTGTTGTGTTTACCGTGAAGTTAAGCCCAGCGACAGACGTGCCCGCTGCACGGGCCACAATCGTATATACCGTCCCAGATGTAACGGACTGTATTTGATACTCTTGGTCAAGAATAGTGTTAGTTATATTCCCGCCGAGACTTGCCGAGTTTGAAAATGTGACAAAGTCGCCAGCTTGCAAACTAGACGCACTAGAGTCAGTAACGGTAATAAACGGAGAAAAAGGTGAAGACGTAACCGCTGCAAAAGTAGTTGAATTTAAGTTAGTCACACGAATAGGTGTGATGTCGTAGTACACGCCACCGTTCTCAACATAAAACTTTGCATTAGTGCCAACGCCCATCAGGTTAAAACCTTTGAGCGTTACCCAGTTCCACAATGAGCGGCAGTAACCAAGAAAGGTAGTGTAAGTTTCAACCGCCCATCCACCTATCTTTTCAGGGAAGCCCGAACGAAAGCGAACCTTATCGCAGTCATACCAACCACCTTCGTTGGCAAGCGTAGTCCCTTCACGGTTTACGCCGGGGCGAAATTGTAGTTTCTGTAGGGGCACGGCGGCTCCTTACGTCTTGATGATGAAGTTGATGCCGAGATATGGAGGCATGTTTGCGTTAGTGCCGGATGAACCTTCTGTGCTGTTAGATACAGAAATCCCAGTGCCCACGGTTGTAGTTGCCTGTGTTTTGTTTGTCGCATCCTGTCGATCACCACCGCCCCAAGCAGGGTTTGTATTGCCAGCGTTAGAGCCACGCCAGACATTTAACGTCATGCTATGCGAGTGCCCCGGATCAGTGACCGTTGCTGTGTGGGTGTGGCTTACAACAATCGCGTCTTTGGAGCCGCCTGTAGCGCCGATTGAAGCAGCGATAGTGTTTGCCCCAATAGGCATCCTGTCCCGATAGTCGGGTAAATTAAAGGTTGTAGTCGTGTCTCCTGCGCCAAACGTCGTACCAATCACAGCAAACAAAGCTGCATAGGTGGTGCGAGATACCGCCGCACCGTTACATAACAGCCATCCAGTAGGCGCGGTACCAGTGGACCACATAGTAAGTACCCCAGTAGGAACACCACTAGCAACCGCTGAGTCTACGTATTGTTTGGGAGCCGCTTGTAATGCGAGTGTTGGATTAGCATTAAGCGTTACCGTGCTGCCAAATGTAGCTGCACCAGAAAAAGTAGTTGCCCCGCCAACACTAAAACCGCCTACAACCTGATTTAATTGTTCAACGATATTTGTGCCGTCCGAGCGCAAAAGAACCGATTTGCCTGCGGGAACCGCAACACCCGTACCCGCTGCCGTAGTATTGCCAAGAACTGTAGAGCAGTAGACTGTAGCCGTATAGGTAGAGTCTGTATTACGTACAACGTACAACTTAGTAACCGGGGGTACATAAACATTAAAGTTAGCGGGAGAACCCCATGCACCTATTGAGAGGTCTATCGCAGCACACCGTGCTTCATCCGCCGATCCGTTTGATGCAGTTAAAGCTTGATTAGCAGAGGTAACTGAAACTGAAGCCCGTCCAGCAATAGCATCTTCAATCAGCGTGCCAAGATTAGTGTTGGTCGTAGTTCCCCACGTACCTGACTGTTCGCCGTTGGCAATGAGTTCGATCCGTAGATCGGGAGAGTATGTACTAGGCATCGCTATTCCTTACTTTTGCCTGACGGCGTTGTATTGTTTAAGGCAGGTTTTAAGCTCTGATTGGAGTTCTGCTGCGAGGGCAGATTCCCCTGCAAAAGCTTCTGCGTGTTCCCTATAAAGTCGTGCTCCAGTACACCATCCCGAGGCATCGGTAAGTCCGGCAGTACTGGACATGGCACCATCTTGGGCGGGGCGCTCCGGCCTGTCGCGCAAGCTGTTAGTAAGAGCGGTAGCGCGAGCATTAATATTCCTGATTTCCGCATCTTTCTCTCTCCGTAGCTTGTCCGCCGCCTGTTGCATTTCTTGCTCACGTTGTCGGGCTTCTTCCTGCCCCTTGGCGTAAGCGGCGTACTGCTCAGCCTTCTCTTTATCCCACGCCTGCTGCACCTCGGCTTTGCCCGCAGAATTGCCTTTATAATACCCGCCCCCAGCCGCACCGGCAATCGCCAGTACGAGCGTCAACAGCACCCACGGGTTGAAAAACGCAGTCACTTAGTAGGCACCTTGGTAGCGTCTAATTTCTTGTGGACTCGGACTTCTCTACAGACCTGCACTTCCTTACCCTTCTTGTCCTTCTGGGCGTTGCAGACCTTCTTGGTCTCGGCAGCGTGAATCTGGAAAGCCAAGACAGCACTTAGTAAAACAGTAACAGCCATGCGTAGGTAGATAAACATTACGAAATCTCCGGGTGAGGTGGTTGCACTGGGGCTGGTTTGCCGCCATAGCCTGTGGCTACAGACGGCGCTGAACTGATAGGGTCGATGGTTGGCTCCATACGCACGGGTGTTTGCGTAGGTGCAGGTGCCTTGGGGGCGGGTGGCGTCGGCTTATCGTCACGCTCTTCTTTGGTAGACAGGCCGGGCGGTACAAACTGCTGGAGCGCATCTTTGCCCTTAACCGCCAACAACGTAGCCAGTGAGCCAAGAATATATTTGCTCATGTCTGACAGGATCAGGAAGAACTGCTTGTCCGCTGGGGCCATTCCGCTCATCGGTTGCTCGACGAATACGACTGAATACAAGCTCACACCCACCATGATAATCACGGTGCAGCAGAACGTAACCGCGATACAGAACTTAATTACTGCATCGTGTTGTTCCTGCGTCATTGCAAGGAACTGGCTTATTAGTTTTAGCGGGTTCATTGGGTTCCTCTTTCAGCATTTCCGGTTTGAGCAACTGATCCGGGCAGGTTCCTGTTACAGCACATTGTGGGCGTTGGCATCGCGGTTTGTCCCAGTTTTCGGGGTTCTGACAAAAGTACCGAACCCGCTCACACCCACTAAGCCAAACGACTGCCAGTATCAAGCATAGCCAACGCAATTTCATAGTGATGCTCCCTATCTGCCAATCCAATATAGCCACCGTTAATCGCACGGGTTAAGCCTTTGAAGTCGTTGCCATCCACAAACTTATTCAACTTGTTCGTCTCCCAGAACCAGCACGCGCTCTGGGCTGCGCCCTCGAAGGTCTCCAAGTATTCAGCCGCTTCTTCTGGCGTGATTTCCAACGACGCTGCGAACCAAAAATAGTTGTCCTTGCCAGTTAGCTGCAAAATCCCTCTTCCCCGGTAGGCAAAGCCCTCGGCAGACGCCTCATCCCCATTACCCATCCTGTTAGCGTATACCCGGCTGGCGATCTTCTTAGGGTTACGTTCGTACTGCTTGGCAAGCTCAAGAGTCGGGAAGTACTTCGGGAACACGCGCATGAGCCCTGACGCTGAGTAGTTCAGGTTCTCAGTCACAAACACAAAGCCGCCTGACTCGTGTCCACACTGTGCCAAGAAAGCCGCAACGCGCTTCGGGGTGTTGACCTGATACTCATCTAGGAGAGACTTGCCACCAAACTCAGTCTGCGGGCCGAACAGCGTGTCGTACCACTGCTGGGCATACTTAGTATGCGGGGCGAACTTCTTGAACTGTGCCAACGTAATCATCTGTCGTACATCCTCTCAATCAGTATCTCTTTGCGCAGTTCCCGCATCTTTCTTACCTCATGCACCGCCGCTTGGGTTGCGTAGTACATGTCGTAGTACATAAACGCCAAGACCGGCATCACAATAAAGAACATCAGCACCACTGCCAGCACGACAGTAATCAGTGACCAAGGGACGTTCTCGTAATCATGCTTCTTGTCGTTAGCCACATTAGACCCACCGCCCATACTATTACGAAGAGTACTGCCGAAACCCACATTGCCTTTGCCCTGATTTCCGCTATTCTTTTTCTGCGTCGCCATGTTGCTATCTGTGCCAGTCTAAGTTCCTCTGCGTGGGCTATCTCCTGCTCGGCAATGATCTCCTGCCGCATCTCATCAAACTTGCTCCACAGCGCACCCAACTCCGGTGGGGCTTTGTACACCATAGTCTCTCTGACCTCGGCCCATATCGCATCCAGCCTTGAGTTGATCAGTATCCGGCGCAACGCCCGCTTACCTATGCTGTCGTCCCCCTTGTATACCGTCTTTGCTTCTAACTGCTCCTTCAACAACAGCTTGGCAATCTCGTCATGCGTATCCATCAAAGCGCCTAACTGAGTGCCGATGTCGGTGAATACGTCGTTCGGATCAGCCTTTGCTATCTGTTGAACTCGTTCAACCTCCGCCAGATATTGCTGCTTTTGAGTTGTTGTCGGGTTGGTTAGGTTGTCGTATTGCGCCTTTAAGTCTTTCAGTACATCGCTAACATCCCCCGCCGCGCCCTTGATGTCTTTGTAAAGTTTGCAACCAGCCTTTACTGCGGCGACAGCGGCATTTGCAGCGGCGAGTAGCGTTAACGGGTCAATTTATACCTCCGGTTTTGGGTACTTTGCTTTCACCGCCAGACAGTCCGCTATGTACTTAGCTATTTGCACCTGATCACCTTTTACAACCCCATCAAGATAATCCGCCATTGGTGGGTATTCCATAGCCCGCTTCTCAGCGTATGTCCATTCTAGCTCTGGTTCTGGCTCGGATTCTGGGTCTGACGGCGGGTCTTCAAACACCCATTCACCATTCCATTTTGCTAACTTGCCTTCAGGTATATCTGGGATAGAGGCATCAATCGTCCCAGCGGGGTATAAATAAACGCCCGGCTCTAATGGAGATTCATCGGCGACTGTCACCCCAAAAAAATAACCATCTTCATCTAGCTGAATTACTTGTTTCATAATCTACCCTAAAATTTAATACACGCTAACAAAGCCACGTTAGTTGGTCGAGATTCGCTCCCTGAAGGGCTACTATTACCTTGGTTCGCATCGCCAGTTGCTATACCCGAAAGGTTAGGTTTGAAGTTATTAATATTTATTGGGTTGTAGTTCCCGGATATAAAGTTTGAAGCGGATAAGTTTTGGGTTCTACTGGCGCTATTAATAACATAATGTCTATGCGACGTAATACCAGCACCCTGATTAGACCCAAACCCGCGCCCCGGATCAAGTCCACGTCCATCGTCCCACGAACGTATAAATCGCGCCCTAAGATCAGGTACATTAAAACTACTACCTCCACCACCGAATGTATAACCAATAGCAGCAAATAAATTAGGATAAGTAGCTGTTGAAAGTGAAGCCCCGTTTGCCTTCAGATAACCCGTGGGGGGTGTACTCGCCGCGTAGAAAATAACATCCCCAGTTGAAACCGAAAAATTAGCACTATTCGCCCATATAGGCGCACCTGCGCCCCCAGAGGTAAGTATTTGCCCAGACGTACCAGCAGCTAACAACGAAAATACATTTGTACCTGACGCATACAATAATTGCCCCGTAGATGCCCCAAGCCCAAACGTATCTATAGTTGATCCATCTACACTCACCGAACGTGCTGCGGTATAGGTTACAAATACATCTTTAGTGCCGCTGGAAAAATTTGTCTTAGTCGGCGCACCTGCACTTGAAGCTAATACCGTGTCACGAGAAAGTGTTGTACCAGAAGCGGTGTACGTACCAATACCTACTTCCCACTCCGACGTACCCTGCCCAGCTATACAATAATAGGTGGTGTTGCCATCACCGATAACAGTAAAAGACTGAAAGCCCGTAACTGCGCCAAGAAGCGTAACGGCCCCTGTACCTGTAGTGGTAGTAGTTTCTTTTACACGATCCGTTAGTACTAAAGGCATCTTTATATATAGTTAAAATTTAATACATGCAAGTAAAGCGGTGTTTAATGGTCTAGTTTCGCTAGTTCCAAAAGCACTACTAAGACCATAGTTAGCATCGCCGGTAGCTACGCCCGAAAGGTTTGCTCTAGTGTTATCTCTATTACCGGGGTTATAGTCCCCAGACCAAGCATTTATATCACTTAAGTTCTGGGTTCTACCGGCGCTATTAACTGCATAATGGCGGTGAGCTAAAAAATCACTACCCTGATTAGAACCAAACCCACGACCGGGGTCTAGCCCGCGCCCATCATCCCAACCACGTATAAACTGCCCTCTAAGATCAGGTACATTAAAACTACCGCCCCCACCGCCAAACGTATAACCAATAGCAGCAAATAAATCAGGATAAGTAGCTGTTGAAAGTGATGCTCCGTTTGCCTTCAAATACCCTGTTGGAGGTGTGCTAACTGCGCTGTATGTAATGCTGCCCGCAGGTACAACATATGATGAAGAAGTTATCCATGAAGGTGCACCCGCCCCGCCAGAAGTAAATATTTGCCCTAACGCCCCAGCAGCTAACAACGAAAATACATCCGTACCAGAGGCATATAGCAGTTGACCCGCAGATGCTCCGAGCCCAAACGTATCTATAGTTGACCCATCTACATTTACTGAACGGGTAGCTGTATAAGATACGAATACGTCTTTAGTTCCGCCAGAAAAATTTGTCTTAGTCGGCGCTCCCGCGCTAGATGCTAATACAGTATCACGAGACAACGTAGTTCCAGAAGCTGTGTAAGTACCAATACCTACTTCCCATTCATTAGTACCTTGACCTGCTATGCAATAGTAGGTGGTGTTGCCATCGCCAATTACCGCAAAAGATTGAAACCCTAAGACCGCACCAGCAAGCGTAACAGTACCAGTACCAGTTGTAATGGTAGTTTCTTTTATGCGATCTGCTAGTACTAAAGGCATATTTATCTACTGTTAAAATTTAATACACGCAAGTAAAGCTACGTTAGTTGGCCGAGACTCACCACCGCCTGCGGAACTCATTAGACCAAAGTTTGGAGTACCAACTACGCCCGCGAGAACAGGCTTAAAATTATCGTTATTTATCGGGTTATAAAACCCGGATAGAAAATTTGAAGCAGATAAATTCTGAGTTCGAGAGCCGTTGTTTACTACGTAGTGAAGGTGGAAAGCATTATCACCACCTTGGTTTGTTCCGAATCCCCGCCCCGAATCAATCCCCCGACCATCATCCCAAGTTCGTATAAATTGCCCCCTGAGATCGGGAACATTAAAACTAGCCCCACCCCCGCCGAACGTATAACCAATAGCGGAAAATAGATTGGAGTAAGTAGTTGTTGAAAGTGATGCTCCGTTTGCTTTTAAATAGCCAGCGGGCGGCGTACTAGCGGCAAAACACCAGACAGTCCCCGCAGGCACACCATACGATGAAGCATTAGCCCATGAAGGGGCTGCGGTCGAATTAGAAACTAAAAATTGCCCAGACGTGCCAGCAGCTAGTAGCGAGAATACATCTGTACCTGACGCGTATAGCAATTGACCAGCAGATGCTCCTAATCCAGCCGTATCTATGTTTGAGCCGTCAACATTTACGGAACGCGAAGCAGGGTAAGTTACAAATACGTCTTTAGTCCCACCTGAGAACGTAGTCTTAGTCGGCGCACCTGCACTCGATGCAAGTACGGTATCACGGGACAGTGTTGTACCGGAGGCTGTATAGGTGCCAATACCCACCTCCCACTCGTTAGTACCTTGACCTGCTATGCAATAGTAGGTGGTATTGCCATCACCAATAACAGAAAAAGACTGAAAGCCAGTTGAAGCACCGAGAAGCGTAACAGTGCCAGTACCATTAGTGGTAGTCGTTTCCTTAACACGATCCGCTAATACCAACGGCATTGTTTACCTCAAACTGTGTCTATTACTTGCCAGTCGCCGGGCTCGTCCGTATTTACCGCACTCCAACTCGGTGATGTGTCGGTGTCTATGTTTTGCCAATTGTTTGTCTGCTCTGTACCAATTAGCCCCCAGCCCGGAGTCGTAGTGCTATTTATATCTTGCCAGTCCGCGTTCTGTGCATCGTTAATTAATTCCCACAGGTACCGCGCAAAGTTTGAGTCGAAGAGTCTAGCTTGCTCTTGTACCGCCGCAAGTATGTTTGCTGTTGCTACTTGTATATTATTTAACTGTACATCCTCGTCAATATCTGCTGCAAAATCAGCTTGCGCGGCTTGAGCCGCACTTAAATTAGCTTCTTCTGCAACCGCGCTTACAAAATCAACTTGTGCTGCTTCTGTATCACTAAAGTCTGCTGTCTCGTCCTGCGTTGCGTTAACTGTGGCTATCGCGGCAGTAATCGCATCAAACTGAACCTCCTCGTCTATGTTAGCGCTAAAGTCCGCTTGCGCTGAAGCCGCTGCACTTGCGTTAACTTCTTCGTCTTGCGCTGCTACAAAGTCTGCTTGTGCTGCTTCGGTGCTACTTACATTTATTGACTCGCTACGCGCAGCAGAGGTGATCCGTAGGCCAGCAACTGTTGCGTCAAACTGAACGTCTTCATCTATATCTACGTTTAAGTTAACTTGCGTTGCAGCCGTTGCACTCGCATTAACTTCCTCCGCCTGCGCTGCTATAAAACTAGCCTGTACCGCAAAAGTTGCGCTTGTGTCTACTTCTTCTGCTATAGAGCCAAATGCGGTCTGTACGCCAGAAACCGTGCTAACCATCGCAACACGGTCTTCAACAACATTGATAAGTACCGAAGTTCCGATATTTAAATCATAAGCCGTTATTGCTTCGTCAATAGCCGCCGCACCTAAAATGTCTGCGTCTACGGCGCTACTGACATGCCCTTCTTCGGTTATTGCACCGTTTGCTGTTTGTGCGCCTGATACTACTGCATTAAACGACGCAGACTCTGCTAATGCGCTAACAAAATTAACTTGGCTAACATCTACCCAACTGAAATTTGCCGCTTCTGCTACTACAGCGCCAGCCGTCTGTAACCCTGATACGACCGCGTCAAACTGTGCGTCCTCATCAATCTGCCCATCAAACACTACTTGCGCTGAAAGCGCCGCACTTACGTTTATAGACTCAGCACTATCCGCAAATACAAACCGCTCGTCGTTAACTGCGTCTAATAAATTAACTGTTTCAGCTACTACTCCAACAGCGGTTTGCGCCCCGGATACAACAGCGTCAAACTGAGCATCTTCGTCAATCTGCCCGTCGAATACTACTTGCGCTGCAAATACTTCGCTTACATTAAGTGCTTCCGCTCTTGCCGCTACAAACGTAACAACACTGCTTTCTACCGAAGAACAGTTTACTGCTTCATCAACATTAACGTATAAGACTTGCCCGCCGGTTACGGGTAACGCGGAAAAAGGCGCTTCTGAGAGAGCCGAAAACCCAAACATGCGCCTTTACCCTTTTTACGCAGCAGTCAGTTCTGCCTCATCAAACCAACGAGAATGCGCCGCGCCATTAGTATCAGTCCATGAAATAAGGTACGAAAAATTACCATCCTCATCCATACGTAAAGCCTCAACCGGGCCTTGCGGCACTACCGCAATCAACTTAACAGTGTCGCCCTTTTTAAACATGGTAGCCATAGTTACTCCTTAATTAAACAGCGTCAGCCGAGAAGGTGTAAGTGACGTTCAGCGTATCGCCGCTTGCCACAAGTTTGTCACCGCCAGTGAAATCACCTTCCGAGAACAGGATGCCTGATGTACCCGACGCCACCGTCGCCAAGAATGCGCCCGCAACAGTTGTCGTGTTGTTGATGTTAAACACCGCAGGGCTACCAGAGTTATCGATCACAGACGGGTCAGCCAAGGTGGGCGTGCCAAACGTCACAGCCTTACGACTACCAGAATAGTTTGTATCTTCCGTCCAGCCAACGTGCGACGCTAGGGTATCTGTAGGATCGAACACCGTGCCCGAGCCGGGGCCAAGCACTAGGCCCAGATACCAAGCAGCGGTATAGCCCGACGCTTTGAAGTATTTGTTGTTCAGGTCTTGCAGACCTTCGTTAACGACGAGGTTGTGGAAATTGTCTTCCCACTTCTTTACACCGTCAGGGCCGAAGCACTCGACCTTAAATACACCACCTAGTTTTACGCGACCATCGCTAGTCGTGAGTGCGCCCACGCCAGCCTGAACAGTCTCACCCATTTGCGATTTTGCGATAGGCATGATTACACTCCTCAAGGAAAACGAATTAAAGCCGTCGTT